AAGATGGCTAAGAGTTTCTCTGGGTTGACTGGTCAACTGGAGAAGGGTGTTGGCTCAGCGTTGAAGAACCTGATCCCGTCGTTCAAGACGATGGCGATTGCTGGTACTGCTGCGGCTGGTGCTGTGGCTGCTGCTTCGTTCAAGTTGGTGCAACAGGCATCAAATCTTGAGGAGTCCCAGTCGAAGGTGAACACGGTGTTCGGCAACTCGGCGTTCATCATTGATAACTTCGCAAAGACTTCAGCAGCTTCATTCGGTATCACGAAGCAAGCTGCGTTGGAAGCGTCAGGCACGTTCGGCAACTTGATCCAAGCCTTCGGCATTGGTGAGGGTCAAGCCGCAAACATGTCAATCACGTTGGTTCAGTTGGCTGCTGACTTGGCTTCATTCAACAACACTCCGATCGAAGAAGCGATCATTGCGTTGCGTTCAGGTTTGTCCGGTGAGGCTGAACCGTTGAAGCGTTTCGGTGTGGCCATCAACGATGTTCGTCTCAAGCAAGAAGCGATGAATATGGGGTTGTATGACGGCAAGGGTGCGCTTGACATCACAGCCAAGACTCAGGCCGCCTATGCGTTGATTTTGAAAGATACCAACCTGGCGCAGGGTGACTTCGCTCGAACCTCGGAAGGGTTTGCTAACCAGATGCGCATCTTGCAGGCTTCGTTGTCTGACGCTGCAACTGAAGTCGGTTTGGTCTTGTTGCCTTACTTCAAAGAGTTTGTTGGATTCATCAACGACAGGATTGTTCCTGCGATCACAGCGTTCGCTGAGAACCTTGACGAGAAGGGTCTTGGTCGATCCTTTGAGTTTGCGATTGCTGCGATGGGCGACTTCGGCATCCAAGCGATTGCGGTGATGAAGTCTGCCTATATCGCCACCCTTGAGTTCGCCCGCAGTTTGGCTGACATCATCGAGAAGTTGGGTCAGGTCGGAATCATTGCATCAGCTCTGTCACGCAACGTGTCTGGTGCGTTCAAGTCGGCTGCGGTTGGTATCGCGGCTAGCAACGTAGGTGACCGTATTGATGAGCAACTCGCTGGTGCGGATCAACTGTTCTACGATTTGGCTAACGGTGTGAGGACGGCTCGGTTGGAGTTGGATGCGTTGAAGTTCTCTAGCAATCGCACCACTGAGCAGCAGGTTCGGAACGCTGAGCGTGTTGGCAAGGTCATTCGGACTGGCAAGGTGGAACAGGAGGAGACGACTAAGGCGACTGGTGGTGCTGCTAAGGCTGTGGAAACTGCGAAGCAGAAGTTGGAGAAGTACACAGATGCGATGCGGGCTTCAACCAAAGCATCCAAGGCGTTCACTCAAGCGCAGAATGATTCCAAGCGGGCTAATCAGGCGAAGGCTCAGGCTGATTCTGATCTAGCCACAGCGGAAGCTAACTTGGCGCAGATCACTGCTGGTTTCGGTGCTGATTCTCCACAGGCTAAGGCGGCTGCGTTGTTGTTGGATAAGGCTCAGCGTGGTGTTGAGCGGGCTGGGTATCGGATTGAGCAGTCGACGTTCGCGGTGAAGGATGCTGAGTTGGAGTTGGCGAAGGTTCGTAAGGATCCTGAGTCTTCTCCTCAGGCTATTCGTGAGGCTGAGATTGCGTTGGCTGAGGCGAAGTTGGCTTTGAAGGATGCGACTGATGATCAGTCTGATGCGACTGGTGAGTTGAAGGATCAGCAGCAGTTGTTGAATGAGGCTGTGTCTGGTGCGACTGATGGTAGTAAGGCTTATGAGGAGGCGTTGAATCTTGTCAATGATGCGAAGAAGCGTCAGGCTGATGCTTCTGAGGCTGTGGCTGATGCGATTGATCGTGAAGCTGACGCTCAGGAGCGTTTGAATGATGCTGATGAGAAGCGTGGTGAGTTGGCGAAGTTGTATCCGAAGATTGCTGCGAACAATCCGATGTCAGAGTTCACCGGCACTGTCGGGTCTACGGTGACTGGTAACGCTGGTGGTGGCATGGCTGACATCTATCGTGGTCAAACAAATGTGGTGGTGAATGCTGGGTTGGTGTCTAGTCCTGATCAGGTGGCTCAGGAGATTCAGGACATTCTGAATCGTCGTGCCAGGAACAATGGAGGGAACCCGTTCACGGGGACGTTCGGCTGATGGCGAAGGTTATGAAGTGGGGGGAAACGGTCAAGGTGTTGTTGGATGTCGGCTTCGTGTCTGACCAATTTGAACTTGACTCTGACAGTATCTCGTCAGAACTTGACGGTGACTATGTCTTAGACGGAGCCACAGACTTTGTGGACATCACCGAATATGTGACATCGGTGAACATCAATCGTGGACGTGCCACACAACTTGACGCATTCAACGCAGGCAACTGCTCGATCGTTGCAGATGACAAAGCGTCTGGCCGTCAGTTTGATCCGTTGAACACTGACTCGGATTGGTATCAGGGTTCATTGGGTATCGCACCGAAACGCCAGGTGCGGGTGTTTGGCGGTTCGGCTGGTACAGCAGCAATGTTCTCTGGCTATCTGTTTGATATGAACATTGATTATGCGGAACCACAGTTGTCATCGGCTGCGATCACGGCTGTTGATGCTTTGGCACAAATATCGCAGACCACTTTGGTTGGGTTTACTCCTTCATCGGAGTTGACTTCGGCTCGTGTGAACACCATCCTGAACAGGTCTGAGGTGGCTTGGTCTACAGCGTTGCGCAGTATCGCTACTGGTCAGGCAACGTGTGGGACGGTTGCTTATGAGGATGCGACGAATGCGTTGGCTGCTTTGCAGGCTGTGCAGTTTGCTGAGGATGGCCGTCTGTTTGCTAACAGGTCTGGGTTGCTTGAGTTTGATCCTCGGGTGTCAGTTTCGTTTGGTACGGCTGTGGCAAGTTTGGGTGGGACTGCGGTGGGTGCGATCCCGATCTTGTCGTTGTCAAATCTGTATGGTGCTGAGACTGTGGTGAACCGTGCATCGGTGCAGATATCTGGTGGGACAGTATCGAGCATCGCGAATGGGACGGCTTCGCAGGCTGAGTATGGGATCAAAAACTTTTCGTTGACAGATATCCCGTTGGCGACTCAGGCTGCTGGATCGGCGTTGGCTGAGAACTTGGTGGGACGGTTCTCGGAGCCGGTGGTGAAGTTCAATGAGGCTACGGTGCTGGTGAACATGTTGACTGCCGCCCAGCAGGAACAGATCGCAGCCCTAGAAATTGGTGACATCTTGACCGTCACCAGAGTGTTCGAGTCCGGTGCGCCCCTCACCGTCACTCAAGATGTCGTTGTCGAATCCATTCAACATCGACTCAGCCCTGCCAGACATGAAGTGAATATCGGCTTGGGACAGGTGCAGTTGCTCACACCGTTTATACTTGACACATCAAAACTTGATGCTGCAAATGTTGCACTAACATAGGAGAATCATGGCAACACCTTTCCCATTCACTTTCGGGCAGAAGTTGACTAGCGCACAAATGAATGCGATTACGACTCTTCCGATCAACGATCAGACCGCTTCCTATACGGCTGTGCTAGGTGATGTCGGCAAACGCATTGTCATGAATGTGGCGACAGCAAACACGGTCACAATCAACAACTCGATATTTGGTGTTGGTGACACAATCTTCATCGCTAACAAAGGCGCAGGCACGTCAACGATCACGGCTGGTGCAGGCGTAACAATCAACACATCAGGATCACTTGCATTGGCGCAACACGGAGGTGGCACACTCGTAGCATTGTCAGCGTCAGTCTTCACTTTTTTTAGCGGTGGCGGTGCAACTTATGGGGCGGCAACCGGTGGAAGTTCGTCAAGTATTACGGTTGGCGGCATAAATTACACGTTGTTGACTTTTACTACTGATGGAACATTGACGGTCAGCAAGGCTGGCTTGTTTGATGTGTTGTTGGTTTCGGGTGGTGGTGGGGCTGGTGGCGGAAACTCTAGTTTTGGAAATCTTGGCAGCGGCGGCGGTGGTGCTGGTGGTGTTTTAATTTCTACGGTTTATCTTGACGCAACAACCTATACGGCAGATGTCGGTGCTGGTGGGGCTGGAGGTGCAGCTGATGCTGCGGTTGCAACTTTTGGTGCTAAGTCAAGTTTAGGAACTTTGTTATCTGTCGCTGGTGGTGGTGCTGGTCAGGGCACTACTGGACCAAATAGTTTTACTACTTTAGGTGCAAGCAATGGCGGTTGTGGCAGACAAATTACAAACCCGCCAGCAACAACTATTGACCAAAATGCTGGCAAAATTGGTGGTGCAGGTGCGACTGAAGCAGGCGGCGGGGGCGGAGGTTTTTCGGTGGCAGGGACAGCCGCGGTTACTAACACGGCTGGCGCAGGTGGAAACGGATACGACCGAAGCGCATTCATCGGCGGCGCGGCCTCATTTGTTGCGACAGGCGGCGGAGGAGGAGGTTCAACCGCTGGAGGCGCTGGAGGCAATAGTTCGGCAAACAGCAACGCAGGCAAAACTACAGGCACAGGAAACTCAGCAACAGCCAACACAGGTTCAGGCGGCGGAGGCACTTGCGGAAACTTTGCAGGTGGTGCCGGCAGTAGCGGCATAGTTTATGTGAGATTCAAGTCATGACAAACAAGACAAAGAATGTCGTAGGATAGGAGTACTTATGGGAGCCAACGCAGTAACTACAGTCCCCGTGTATGTGTCAGGAGAGACCCTGACCGCAGCGGATATGAACATCACGAACTCTGGCATCCCTGTGTTCAGCGGTACAGCGACACGCAATGACGCTTTTGGCGGTAGTGGCGAGAAGGTTTTGGCAGAAGGCCAGTTCGCCTATCTAGAAGATTCCAACGCTACGCAGTATTACGATGGCGCGGCTTGGCAACCAGTCGGTGCAAGCGGCTTAGTATTGATTAGTAGCACAACTATTGGAACAGCAGTTTCTAGCGTTACGGTATCTAACGCGTTTAGTGCAACATACGACAATTACAAAATTGTTGTTTCTGGTGGCGCTGCAAGTGCATCTAATATTTTGCGATTGACTTTGGGTGCTACGGCGACAGGTTATTACGCAGGTGTTTGGGACGTTAGTTTTGCTGGCCTTTCTGGTGCAACAGGTCAAGCAAATACAGCATTTTGGGTATTCGGTTTAGGTGAAACTAACGGTTTGTCTGCAATTAGCGACATTTCAATGCCATTTGCAAGCGATCAAACATATTTTGTTAGCAATTCAGTTGCGTTAAAAACTACTGAATTTATGCGAATTGCAAACGGTTTTTTAAACGACACAACAAGTTACACGGCGTTTACCATTACTGCTTCAACAGGCACATTTACAGGCGGCACAATAAAAGTTTACGGATACGCAAACAGTTAGGACAATGACGATGGGCTACAAAATCCAAATAGACAATTTAGTGCGTGACGCTACCGATGAGGAAGCCGAGTCGTTTGACGCACAACAAGCCGAAGCAGAAAAACAAGCAAAAGCGAAAGCAGATAAAGTTGCCGCACGGCAGGCAGTCCTTGACAAACTTGGACTAACAGCAGATGAAGCCGCCGCGTTACTGGGCTAAGTGATGTGCGGTTCACACGCTGGCTGATAGTTCTCCCTGCTGTAGTTCTCAGTTTCTTTCCGTTTGTTGTTCGTGCTGATGCGGTTCAAGGCTTGGATGCCTCTTACTACGTTGTAGACGAGATACCGCCTCAGCAGTCAACGAGTTTGTATACGTTGTGTGCGAGTGAGGTTGAGAACAATATCAATCGCAGTTATGACGGTGAGCCGGTTGAGGGTTGTCCTGATGATCTGTTCATGGTGCATCTGACGGGCTTCATCACGATCCCTGTGCATGAGTCGATTGAGTTCATGTTGGCTTCTGATGATGGTGGTGAGATCACGATTGGTGGCAACACGTTTGGTGTTTGGTATGACCAAGGCTGCACCTGGACGATGTCGGGCAATCTCAACCTTGAGGCTGCAAGTGTTCCGCTTCAACTCTTTATGTATGAGAATGGTGGTGGTGCCTGCCTGATGTTGGCTTGGAAGATTGACGACGGTCAGTGGGAGATTGTGCCGGACGAAGCGTTCACCACCAGTCCTGCGGCCTCAACAACAACTGATGTGACCACAACAACTGTCAATGTGTCCACAACGGTTCAGTCGTCTACTTCTTCCGCACCCCAAACAACATTGCCAGAAGTAGAGCCGACCATGCCAGAACAATCAACAACGTCTTCATCAACAACCTCCACGTCAAGTACGACTACAACTTCAACAACTCAAGTAACAACAACTACCACCTTGACGGTTGTCCCAACCACAACCACCACAGAACCCGTATCACCACCGCCAGCGCAGCCACCTGCAACGGTTGAGCCACCACCCACAACGATGCCAGCACCACCAGATACGGAACCCACACCACCAGAGACACAACCAAGTCCACTAGAAACAGCATCACAACCTCTAGAAACAAACCCTACTGTTCCTCCAACCCAAACGATACCGTTCGTCACAAACCCACCAGACGCGCCACAAGCCCCCGAGACACTCCCAATCCCTGACACCGCACCACCGCCACCCCAGACCGCCCCAGCCCCACCAGACGTGAAAGAAGCCTTGACCGTAGAACAGTTTGATGCCGTCATCGAACAGCTCTCCGAAGCAACCGAAGAACAAATCGTTGCCCTAGTCGACGACCTCATCACCAAAGACCTAGACACCAGCCAAGCCGCAGCATTCGTCTCAAGCCCTGAAGTGCTTGCCGCCATTACCAGTGTTCAGGCTGAGGCGTTGTTCAATGAGATCAGCACCGAGCAGTTGAGCGTGGAGCAAGCTGCTGAGGTTGTCGCTGCGGTGCAGGATGCGCCGTCTGAGGTGCGTGAAGCGTTTGAGTCGGTGTTGAATATCTTCTCAGGGTTCGCCGATTCATATGTTCCGGTTGATTCACGCATCCCTGTGTCTGAGCGTCGTGCGTTAGTTGCGTTGGGTGCGGTACTATTAGCGGCAAGTCCTGCGCCTACTTTACGGAGACGACAATGAGATTCTGGGGCGAGATTCACGCACTCCTCTGGACTATCGGCGCATCCATCATCACGATTGGCACGTTGTCTGGGTTCACCCAGCAGCTTGCCATCTGGGTGACGGTTGGAACTTTGTGTCTTCATCTTGTGGGTGTCCTAACCAAGAAAGAAGACAAGTCATGAAGAAGATTCAAGATGTCGCTAGCCGCATTGTGGCTGTGTTCCTATCGTCAGCACTAGCAATCGTGGGCGGCTCGGCAGTTTTAGCCCCCGAACTCGCCATCTGGAAATCGGCATGTCTTGCCGGATTCGCAGCTTGCGCAACCGTGATTCAGAAGTTGGCCGCCGCATCGCTTGACGGCAACCTCAGCATGGAAGAAATCAATGAGGCGTTCGGCGCAAAGAAGAAGTAGCCATGACCAAGATGCCTTGGCCTGTGGTGCCGATCAAGTTCTGTGAACATCTCAAAGGCAAGAAGCCGTCCGAGATCACAACACCAATGTTGCGTCGACTGTCCTGTGGCGGAATGATGCACCATTGTGCAGCTCGTGCAGTTGAGGCAATGATTGCGGCTGCGAAGGCTGACGGTGTGAAGTTGACTCCGACTTCCAGCGGCGACACATTCCGCAGCATCCAACAACAGACCGCTGGGTTCGTCGTTCGCTACAGCAAGACCCCTTTGCCCAATGCCTCGACACGAACTTGGAATGGTGAGAAGTGGTACCTCAAGCCTGGCAACGCACCACTAGCTGCACCAAACGACGACCCAAAGACCTGCTCACGTCACATGCTTGGTATTGCCATAGATATTGCGAATACTGGCAACAAGAAAGTGATGGATTGGCTGCTTGCCAACGAGCAACGCTTCGGCTTTAGCCATGAGGTTGTGGAGATGCCTGGTGCTGAGCCTTGGCATATTCGGTTCACTGAAGGGCAAGCCATGCCTCAAGCCGTCCTCGATTATGAAGCGACACTCCCCGCATGATGGACTGGGGAATCGTTCTCGCAGCTCTAATCGGCTTGGTTGGCACTGTGTTGACAACGCTGATGATGGCGTTCCGCAAAGAGAACCACGAAGACCACGCAACGGTGATGGAAGCAATCCGCACCATCGGTGGAAATGTGGACAAGATCGACACTAAGTTGGATTCACACATCGACTGGCATCTCAAGGGGACTAACAGTGGGCAAGTTTCTCAACGAAATACGGCAAGAAAGCCCACAAAAAAGGCGTGACCGAATCAGCGAAATCGTTGCTGGACTCAACGACCAAGACGGCAAAGACCTACTAGAAGCCCTGATTGATCCAACGATCACACCAGCCCAAATCATCAAAGCCCTCCAAGCGCGAGGGATAACACTTCACGGCTCAATCATCACCAGATATCGGGCAACCAATGTCGCTCGCTGACACCATCCGCAACGGACTCACCCCAGCATGGCCAGTGGTAACACCAGGCAAACGGTACACAGTCCCCAAACTCAACATCCAACCACCCACCGTCGGTGTGTATGAGAAAGCAGTCATCCTGCCCGACATGCAGATCGGCTACTTTCATCAAGCCAACGGAACACTAGAAGCCATCCACGATGAAGACGCAATCACCTGCGCCTTAGCCATCGTCAAAGCAGCCAAACCCTCACAAGTCGTCCTCGTCGGCGACAACCTAGACCTTTGCGAGTTTGGCAAATACCGCTACACCCCTGCCTTCGCCCGCACCACCCAAGCCGCCATCGACCGTGCCACCGAACTATGCGCCCAGATCAGAACGCTCGCACCGAAAGCCCGCATCATCTGGATAGCAGGCAACCACGAAGAACGCCTCGGCAACATGATCCTCGACTCAGCCTCCGCAGCCTTCGGGCTTCGACGTGGACACACACCGCACGACTGGCCTGTGATGTCAGTGCCATATCTGTGCAGGCTTGACGAGTCCGAAGTCGAGTACCTGAGCGGCTACCCAACTGGAGTGCATTGGGTGAACGAACGCCTGCACGTTATTCACGGCGACAAGGTCGCATCAGGTGGCTCGACTGCCCACAAGTATTTGGCAACACAAAAGACCTCAGTGATCTTCGGTCACATCCACCGGCGTGAATGGGCTGAACGGACTAGAGATGACTACGACGGTGCGAGAACGATCTTGGCTGCGTCTCCAGGATGTTTGGCACGAACAGATGGAGCTGTGCCATCCACTCGTGGCGGCCACGACCTTGATGGCAGACCGTTGTATCGGTCGGAAGACTGGCAACAAGGCTTGGCAGTTGTTGAGTACGAACCTGGTGACGGCGACTTCAACCTTGAACTCGTACCCATCCGTGACGGTTGGGCAAGGTGGCGCGGCGTAGATTATTTGGCAGGCAACTCATGAATCCGATTGTGTTGGTGACGTGGGCTGACACACATTCTGGTGGGATCGGTTGGACACCAATCACCGACATCGACCAAGACGAATACATCATCAAGACATGCGGGTTCTTATTGGCCACCTGTGATGGTGGGAAAAAAGACCATGTCACCGTGTACCAATCCGAAACCGAGGACGGCGACCTCGACCACATTCTCCACATCCCTGTGGCAATGGTGCGTGGAATCAAGGTTTGCAGCCCCGAAACCCTTAGTTCATAGGGTTCGCAAAAGACAGTTCATTGCCAGTTCACCGACTAGGCTGAGAAGCGGATCGTTCTGCGACCTCGGCGGGCGCATGGAACATCCCCCGCATCTCCCCTCCTTGGGTGCGGGTTATATATCGGACAAACGGAAGGCAACCTATTGAAACGCATTACCGCAATCGTCATATCCATATCCTCACTCACCCTCGGCATCGGAGTAGCGAAAGCCACCCAAGCCCCCGAACCCCACCCAACCCACCACAGCATCCCACGCCACCTCAGAGAAGACCAGCCTCGCATCGTGTTCCAACACGGCGACATCAGCTGGCTCCCCATCCTCGCAGCAGAAGCAGGCTGGCCACGAAAGACCTGGTCGAAACTAGGTCACATCATCCTTCGCGAATCAGGAGGATGCCCGAACCGTATTGGCTCCTCAATCATTGACAAGAACTGCAACATCACGGGCTACACCAAAGCAACCAACAAGTCTGACTCAGGTCTGCTTCAGATCAACGGTGTCAACTACAACCTTGAACGCAACGATCGGGCTGCGGTCTGTCTTGCCGGTATCGCCTGCGAACAAGCCCCACTGCTCGACGCTTTGACGAATCTCAAGGCAGGTTTCGTTTTGTTCAAGATCGCGGGCTGGGATCCCTGGACTCCTCCACCTGGCGGTTGGTGACCATCCACCACTAGGTGCCACCTATGCCCTACCTTGGTGACAACCACTACAAGGAGGAAACATGGAACGGAACAAAATCAAGATTGGTTGGACTACAGCACTGATCGCAGTTGGTTGGGTGTTGATGTTTATGCCATCAGCAGAAGACCTACCAGATGCCGAACCTGCCAGCCGAGCAGATTGGATTGTTTGGATTGGTATCAACCTGATTGCGTTGGGTGCGGTTCATTACTGGATATCTCAACCATCACGCGAGCAAAAGCGTGAGGCTCGTGCAGTCAAAAGTTCAAGGTTTGTCGCTGCACGTCGCGCACAACTCAACGCACGACACAGTCATCCAACTGCCCGATGAGCAACGGCCATGTCGTTGATCTGTGGTCTGAAGGTGAAGGTGTCTTCAGACCTGACAGACCTAAATGGCAAGACCAAGCCCGATGCCGAGGGATGTTGGACTTGTTCTTCAACGAAGGCTCATCGATATCTATACGCAAAGCCAAAGAGATTTGTGCGATGTGTCCTGTGCGCAAACCGTGTTTGCAGTTTGCGTTAGATAACGAGGAGTATGGTGTGTGGGCTGGGACAACTACTGTTGAACGTGGCCGAAGGAAACCAAACAAGCCGAGGAGAAGAATATGACATCACCACAGAAGCGCAAGGGTTCGTCAGCTGAGTTGGCTGTGGCGAAATGGTTGCGCACTTGGGGTTGGGTGAATGCTGAGCGGAGTCGTGCCGGTTGGACGGATGATCGTGGCGACATTGACGGTGTTCCTGGTGTCTGCATCGAGGTGAAGAACTGCAAGTCCATTGATATCCCTGGTTGGCTTGGTGAGTTGGATGTGGAGATGGATAACGCTCAGGCTTGGACTGGCTGTGTTCTAGCGAAACGGCGTGGTTCAACGGATGTGGATGATTGGTATGCGATTATGCCTGCCCGTTTGTGGGCTGAGTTGATGACCGTTGTGGATGCCGAATTGAACCCTGTTACACCCCCGAAATAGACATACCCGCGCAGGTGCGAAAGACCTGCTATCTTGACCAATCTAAATAATTCCCAAAACTACAAGGAGACCCTGCACCATGACCGCCGAACAATTCCTGACCGAGGAAGCACCCAAAGATCGTTGGGGGCGATACAAGATTCAACACCCTGACACAGGCAAAGAACTCGGCTACACCCGAGTGACGACGATTGCCAAGACACTTGATGACACGGGTTCGCTTGCTGATTGGAAGACACGAATGGCGTTGACAGGCATTGTCAAACGTGCCGATCTTCTTGCACAGGCATCAACAGCGTTGGATGATCGAAGCAAACTGAACAAGATTGCCAATGATGCGATTGAAGCTGCTGGCGCTTACGGGCGAGCCAACCTTGGCACCGCATTGCATGCCATCACTGAACAGATTGATCGTGGTCACAAGCCACAAATCCTGCAAGGTCTACAAGGTGACATTGAAACCTATGTCGCTGCATGTGCGGCATGGGATATGCGGATGCAGGCTGAGTGGATTGAGGTGTTGTTGATCAACGATGAACTTCAATACGCGGGTACCGCTGACCGCATTGTGCAGTTGCGTGACGGTCGTTTGGTCATCTTTGACTTGAAGACAGGAACCGATCTGTCGTACTCGTATGGTTCGATAGCAGTTCAGTTGGCTGCGTATGCGAACGGCGAATGGATTTATGACTGGCGCACCGGTGAACGCAAACCGCTACCAGACCTTGACAAAACAGAAGGCATCATCTGCCACCTTCCAGCAGGAGAAGCAGACTGCAAGTTCTACACCGTTGACCTAGTCGCAGGCTTAGACGCATTGAACATGTCAATCAAGACCCGTGAATGGCGCAAACGCAAAGACCTATTCAAGCCGTACAAGTTCTCCGAAGAGAAGCGGAGTGCCGACCAGCCTGTGGCCAGTCCGAAGCCACAGGCTGGAGGCGTTATCGCATCAGGTAACACCGCACTAGCAACACGAGCCGAATGGGTGAAACAACGCATCTCAGCACTCACCAAAGACGCTCAAGCCCTCCTCATCCTTGCCTGGCCTGCCGATGTACCGAAGTTGCAGAACTGTGACAACGACCAACTGGATGCGCTCATCAAAGCCATCGAGCATGTTGAAGCAGATCATTCGTCACCGTTCTTCCAACCTGACCCGACGAAGCCGAAGCCGAAGTCACGCAAGATCGCAGGCTTTGACAATCCGAAGGATGCGTACCCAGGATGATTGACGACATTGAAGGCACCATCTACGAGGTGCAAGTTCATGAGATGACTGCGCTCCGGCACATCCGTCAAACCATTGAACAACTACCAGCGTCAACACGTCAGACATACATTGATCTGATTATCGAATCTGCATCAGCAGGCCGCTCAATCGGTCTGCATGCAGTGAAATCTCATCGGAGAATCGACATCGCCACAGGCATCCTGTGTCTGATGTTGGATCAACAATACGATGCAGAGTTAGTGATGGGCATCTGCTCGCACATCACGAAACAGCAATACACAAAAGCAGGAGAAGCACTAGCCAACCTTGATCATCGTCACGCAAAACAGTTCAAAACTGTTTGCCAACGAATCAAGGAAGACGATCTGCATCTCATCTATAACCCAAAATCCAACAACTTCCAGATACAGGAGAAAGCATCATGACAGACATATTCCTAGGCGAAGGTGGGAACAAATATCCTGCCCTCAAGTTTGATACCGCAGGTGACAGCCACTCAGGCAAAGTCATCGAGGTCAAGAAACTTGAAGACCGTGACCCAGCAGGCAACGTGAAAACATGGGACAACGGCGACACCCGCTACGTCTTCGTATTCACCATCACCACCGCAGACGGCTTCGGCAACTTGTGGGCGCGAGGCAACATGGTGAAAGCCATCCGAGAAGCTGCAACCGCAGCAGGAGTCACCACAATGGTTGGCACCAACCTGTCAGTCAAGTTCACCGGACTCGGAGAAGCCAAGAAAGGCTTCAACGCACCGAAACTATTCAAAGCCAAAGTAGAAGCAGCCGCCAAGGACGACTCCGAATCAATGTGGTAAACCAATAACCCCAGTTCGGCAGGGTGATCAACCCCTGGCACCCTGCCTAACCTTTACCAAGAAAGACCACAGATGACGAAACAAGACATCATCAACGCCATCCAATTCTTAGAACGCAGTTGGGTAGGACAAGGTGACCAAGAACGACTATTCAAAACCATCGAAGCACTCAAACTAGAACTAGCCAAAAGGAGCAAACCCAAATGAACGACCTAGCCTTACAATTCGCCGAACTGGAAATCCGTGTATCTGAACTCCACACAGCACTCGAACGTGTCACCGAAGAACGCAACAACTACAAAGACACCGCAGACTCACTGTTCCGAGAACTAGAAGCCTGCAAAGTGACACTCACTCAAGCCCACTCAGACATCTCCCGCCTCCGTGTCTACCTAGCCCAAGGAGCAGAACTGTAATGAGATACCAACAAGGCACCTACGGCCTGTCACAAGACCTGCGGTTCTGTCGCCAGCAAAGCATGGAACTGTCACGCGAACTGTCAGCCGTCAAGAAAGAACTAGAAGAAACGAAGTTTGCTTTGGCAACCCTGCGAGCAAGCCTTGATGAATCGGTGGATTCCAATGACCACAGCTGACACATTCCCAGACGCGCCCTACACCGTCACCGTCCTCGCAGACCGAGACGGCGAAGCCCGCTGGGTTGCCAAGATTGAGAACTACGACATCACAGCAGCAGCCATCGCCGGAGGCATCCACCTCCTCGTCATGCTTGACCAAGACGGCCTCATCCGTGTTGCCACCAAACCTGGCAACGCATGGGACGCAACTTGGTCACCACCGATTCAACTGGAACGACGCTGATGGCTTGGATGAAAACATTGCAACAAAATGACATTGATAAAGAGTTCATGATTGCTGAACAGCGATACACGATTGCGCTCCTCGAAGTGCAGGTGGCTCGACTGACAGACACCGTCAACGAACTTCACGGCATGTTGCATGCGTTACGGATGGACACTCAATGATTCTCCAAGCCAAATGTTTGAAGTGTCAGTCGTTGATTCGTCACGATCCGCAACGTGCCACCGGTTGCTTGTGTGACCCTGATGCACCAACATGGATTGCTATCACCCCAGAAGGTCGCATGATGGCAGGCAGCCACAGCGAATATCGAACAGCGAGCGAAGTCCATGACGATATTCGGTAGACGAAACAACCCATGCCCGTGCAGGACACCAATACCTTCCCAACCAATGTGCGGTGATCGAGGAGTAGAGGACGATGATTGAAGACCCAATCGCAGAATACATTGATGCCTGCACCGAAGGGATGTGTGATGCCTATGTTGTCATTGCGACCGTTCAACGTGCATCAGGTCAGCCGTCATTCTGGATCACAACACTCAAAAACCAAACAGCATCAACAACACTTGGCTTGCTTGAATCCGCCAGCGCAGCCGAGAAATACCGTATTGCCAGATCGTTCGAAGTAATGGACGAAGAAGACTAACAACACAAATCCTTGAGGAGGGATATGTCACGCACACAAAAGAAATACACAGTCAAAGAACTGATTGACCTATTCCCGCCAGACTTAGGAACGCGGGCAATAGGCGAACACTTCGGAGTGAGACGCTCAACGATAGGCAAATGGCGCACCAACCCGAACATGACGATCAGTGAATATGCTGCTGACCGATACGCCATCAGCCTTGGTCTTCACCCAGCCGAACTCTGGTCAACATGGATTGATGACGGCATTGATAAATGAACATGGAAGAGCCAACATGGCAATCAGGTTTGTTCGATGAAATCAACACCGGATATGTTGTTAGGCAAATTACTTCAAAGGAAAGTTATTACTTCTTGTTGAACATCCATTACGCAAAACGAATCCCATCTATTTCATTTGCATACGGGTTGTTTCATAACAACGAATTAGTTGGTGTTGTTTGTTATGGGACACCAGCCTCATCAAACCTATGTCGAGGCATCTGTGGTGATGAATGGCAAAAGTCTGTGCTGGAACTGAACCGTCTTGTTCTACTCAACAACCAACCCAATGAGGCAAGCAGATTGGTTGCAGCATCATTCAAATTGTTGCCTGCACCTCGAATCATTGTTTCATTCGCCGACCTGGCACAGAACCATCTAGGTGTTGTTTATCAGGCAACCAACTTCATCTACACAGGACTGAGTGCCAAACGAACTGATTGGAAGATTCGCGGTCAAGAACATTTGCATGGGGTAACTGTCGCAGACAAAATGAGAAACACAGAGGGAAGAAGGGTTGATGCAATGCGATCCGCATACGGTGACGATTTCTATTTAGCACCACGATCACGCAAACATCGATACATCATGTTTATCGGAAACAAAACTCAGAAGAAAGCAATGCGTTCTGCATTGCGATACCAAGAATTACCGTATCCAAAGGGGACACAATGAACACATTGGAACTGGCGTTGGGTTACGCCTCAAAAGGAATCAGGGTTATCCCTATCAAACCAGGACACAAATACCCTGGCATCGACCAATGGCAAACGAAAGCCACGTCAGACATCGACACCATCACGGCTTGGTGGTCTGGTGACTACAAGACGTTTGGTATCGGCATCGCAACAGGACGCACAAAACACGGTCAAGTCTTCGTGGTCGATGTTGATGACCGTGAAGAGTACCGAGGCTCAGACACACTGCACGATCTGCAACAGCGGTACGGCAAACTGCCTGACACAGTGGAAGCCATCACAGGTACCGGTGGCCGTCACCTGTACTTCTATGCACCAGTAGAGATACGCAACGACGCAGGCTCACGCCTAGGAGTCGGCCTAGACATCAGAGGAGAAGGCGGCCAAGTCTTAGCCCACCCGTCACTCCACCCAAACGGCAAACGCTACGAATGGGAAGACGGCCACTCACCCTTCGACAGAAGACCAGCAGACGCACCACAATGGCTCCTAACGCTCCTCACCAGCCAACCCGCAATGGTCAAGCCCAAAGACGTATCAGACACCTTCCTGAACGATCCCACCACCCCATCAGCCCGCTACAACGCCCAAACCACATGGGAAGAACTACTCACCCGAGACGGCTGGACACACGCCAAAACAGATCGACACGGCGAACAACACTGGGTTCGACCAGGCAAAGACCCACGAGACGGAACCTCAGCCACCATCGGCCACAACGGCAACGACGCACTCATCGTCTTCACCAGCTCAATCCCCTGGCTACCAGAAGGCGGATACAACCGCTTCGGCTATATGGCCGCCCGAGACCACAACGGCAACTGGAAACAAGCAGCCACAGCCTACCTAGCCACCCCAAACGGCCAAGCCGAACCACTACCACCCATCCCCACCGGCGACGAGATGCTTGGCATGCTCGTCAACTGGAAAGAGTTCTGGACACAAGAACACACCACTGAAGACTGGATATGCAAACCACTCATCGCCCGAGGCAGACAGACCGCCATCTTCGCTGGAGCCAAGACAGGCAAGTCATGGCTCACCTTGAACGCTGTAGCAGCTCTTGCCACAGGCAAACCGATCTTCGGCCAAGCAGCACAACCACCAGTCAACTGTCTCTATCTCGACTACGAAATGATTGAATCCGATCTCTACGAACGCCTAGAACAATTCGGCTACACAGAAGACGACGACCTCTCCCACTTCCACTACGCCATCATCCCCTCACTCCCACCACTCAACACACCAG